GTTATTATGTTCGGTAACATATTCAATGAGATACAAGTCAAAAGATTTGACAATGCAGGAAACAAAATACAGACAATAAATGTTCCAATCGCCTACGGTCCAAAGCAAAGATTCATTACCAGAGTAAGTGCCGATCCAACACTGAATAGAGCAACATCGATTACTCTACCAAGACTTGGATTTTCTATGGACAGTATGAGTTACAATCCTATCAGAAAATTAAACTCTGGACATAGATTTGTAAAAGGTGTAAATACTGGTGGATTGGATTTTGCGAGGGCATATTCACCTGTGCCATACGACTTTAATTTCTCCTTAAATCTTTTCACTAAGAATGCTGAGGATGGTATACAAGTAATAGAACAAATTGTACCGTTCTTTACACCAGACTTCACGGTTACGATGAAAGTTTTGCCAGAACTCAATATAAATTTAGATATACCGATTGAACTTTTGTCTGTTACATCAGATGATTCATATGAAGGATCGTTTGATGATCAAAGAGTATTGACATGGGACTTAGACTTTGTTGTAAAAGGATATTTGTTTGGTCCTGTCACCAAAAATAAATATATTAATAAAGCAACAATATCATACTTTGAAGGCCTTGATGCAACTACACCCGATGCAATTCAAGTTTTTTCTGGAAACAGTGAATTTGAAATAGAAGAAACAACGACATGAAAAAAACAGTTGACGAAAAATTAAATACCGCGCTACAAATAGAGCCGACAGTTGAACTTTTGCCCGCAATAGAAGATAAAGAAGATGTGGCACAGGACGATTATGAGTATGCAAGAAACAATTTGCGAGGCCTAATAGAAAACGGCAAGCATGCCATAGAAAATATCATATTCTTAGCAAAAGAAGGTGAATCACCTAGAGCATATGAGGTCGTTGGCCAACTTATTAAAACATTAGCAGAGACAAATAAAGATTTGTTAGACTTAGCGAAGAAATCAAAAGAACTTAAAGGCGAGGATAAATCTCAGCCTACGCAAGTAAACAATAATCTATTCGTTGGAAGCACAGCAGAATTGCAGAAGTTATTGAAAAACAATGGCGACTAAAAATTATTTAGGTAATGCTAATTTAAAAGCAATTAACGTTAGACTATCTTACACACTTGAACAAATAGAAGAATACAAAAAGTGTGCTGAAGATCCAATCTATTTTATTACAAACTATTGTAAAATAGTTACATTGGACCATGGCCTACAAACTTTTAATTTGTATCCGTGTCAAGTAAATAAAATAAACATTATTCATAATAATCGTAAAGTTATTTTGATGGAAGGCCGCCAGCAAGGAAAAACTACATCATCGGCTGCCTACATTCTATGGTATACCCTATTTCAAGAAAGCAAAACAGTTGCAATTCTAGCTAACAAAGCCGCGGCCGCTAGAGAAGTTTTGTATCGTTATCAGATCATGTATGAAAACCTTCCTATTTGGCTTCAGCAAGGCGTTAGCACGTGGAACAAAGGTGACATTGCACTTGAAAACGGGTCAATTGTGTTCACCGCAGCAACAAGCCGCGCAGGTATTCGTGGTAAATCTGTTAACTTACTCTACGTTGATGAAACTGCAATCATACCTAACAATTTAGCAGAAGAATTCTTTACCTCAGTGTATCCTACAATCTCTGCTGGTGAAACAACAAAGATTCTTTTATCGTCCACACCGCTAGGATATAATCATTTCTGGAAATTCTGGAACGATGCACAGAATGATCGAAATGGATTTGTGCCATTATTCATACCATACTGGGAGATTCCTGGGAGAGATGAGGCTTGGGCCGAAGAGCAGAGAAGACTTCTAGGGGAGTTACGCTTTAACCAAGAAGTTCTTTGTAATTTCTTGGGTTCCAGCATGACTTTGATTGCCGCAGATACAATAGGACAACTATCACCAGACGAGCCAATTTATAGCAAAGATGGATTAGATGTATACGAAAGAGTCGAAAAAAATAGAGTTTATGTTATAGTTGCCGACACCGCTAAAGGTGTAGACGGAGATTACTCAGCGTTCAACATCATCGATGTTACGTCAATGCCGTATAAGCAAATAGGAAAATTCAGAGATAACAAGATAAGTCCTCTTTTATATCCCTCCGTAATATACAAAATAGCTAAAGAATTCAACGAAGCATATGTTCTAATTGAAATCAATAGTTCAGAGCAAGTTGCTGAAATTCTTTACAACGAGTATGAATATGAAAATATCATTTTTGTAAACAGAACTACCAATGGACAAGTAGTTTCTGGTGGATTTGGAGGCGGCAAAACTCAATTGGGCGTAGTCACAGACAAAAAAATCAAAAGAATTGGATGTTCGAACTTTAAATCCCTAGTCGAAGGCAAAATGCTTTTGATTAAAGATGCAGATACGATATCTGAAATATCTACATTCATTCAAAAAAAGAACAGTTACGCTGCCGACGAAGGATATCATGATGATTTAGTTATGCCATTAGTTTTATTTTCGTGGCTCACTACCAACCCGTATTTCAAAGACCTTACAAATATAAATATACGCAAGGAATTATATGAAAAAAGAATTCAAGACATTGAAGAAGAAATGACTCCTTTCGGTATTATATCAACGGGACACGAAGAAGAAACTTTTACCGATGCTTCAGGCCAAGTTTGGCAAAAAGATGAAGATTTCGTTTTTTATAAATAAAAAAGAATAATAATGATTGAACAATTTTTGAAGCATATAACATATAAATCAAGGAGAAGAAAATGGCAATCAATTTAATCTCACCAGGAATCAAAGTCACAGAAACTGATCAAATTTCATCAGTTCGTGCCGTTGGTACCACAACTGGTGGTTTTGCTGGAGCCTTTAGATGGGGCCCAGTTGAGCAGGCAGTTTTGGTCACTAGCGAAACAGAATTAGTTCAGAATTTCGGAACGCCCAATGCAACTAATGCAGTGGATTTCCTAACAGCAGCAAACTTTTTAGCCTATGGTTCGTCACTTCAGGTTGTTCGCGCCGCAAATACAACTGGCGCACTTAACGCAACTGCCGAAGCAACGACAGGAAGCGGTACCGCTGGAACAGGACTTGCAATCAAGAATGATGCAGCATACGAATCTTATGTTGATGGTTCGGGTGATGTTGGTCCATGGGCAGCAAAGTATCCTGGCGCACTAGGAAACTCACTAAAAGTTTCTACATGCCCAAGTTCGGCAGCATGGCAGTCAAATCTAACTGGAACCTTTACAGTTACCGCAGGCAGTACAACAGTTGTTGGAACAGGTTCATCTGCTAACACTGAATTAGTTGTTGGTGATATTGTTGTTCTAGGTGGACGTTCAATTCAAGTCGCATCAATCACAAATGCAACACACTTCACACTAGAATCAAAACATCTAACAGGCGCAACTGGTGCATCAGCAGTTAGACGTTGGGAATTCTTTGGGGTTTTTGATCAGGCTCCAGGAACATCAACATTTGCAGCATCAAAAGGTTCAACGAACGATGAAATGCACGTTGTTGTTGTCGATGAAGACGGTCTTATCACAGGAACAAAGAATACTCTTCTAGAAAAGTTTTCCGCAGTGTCAAAAGCTTCTGATGGTAAAACTACAAATGGTGGAAATAACTACTATAAGAATGTTATCAATGATCGTTCCAACTATGTTCGTTGGATGGATCAAGATGCCGCAGGAACAAATTGGGGTTCAGCACTTGCTAGTGGATTAACATTCACCGCAGTCACCGCAGTCAAAAATTACAGTCTTGCTGGTGGTGCAGATGGTGCGGCAGCAACAGATAGTCAAAAAATCACCGCACTTGGCGTGTTTGAAAATAAATCAAATCTTCCAATCTCTGTCATGCCAATGGGTGCAGCAAGTGCCACTGTTGTCAACTATGCAATTGGTGTTGCTGAAGATCGTAAAGACTTTGTTGTTTGCTTCTCTCCAGAATCTGCTGATGTTGTTAACAATGCAGGCGATGAAGCAGATGACATTATTGCATTTGCTGATACTGTCACAGCATCAACATACGGCATCATGGATGGAAACTGGAAATATCAGTACAACAAGTACCTAGACAATTATGTTTACGTTCCATGTAATGCTGATGTTGCAGGATTACTAGCAAGAACAGACAGAGATCGTGCACCATGGTTCTCACCTGCTGGATACACAAATGGAAACATTCTAAATTCAGTTAAGCTTGCTTGGAATCCAAACGAAACGAATAGAGACCTTCTCTACAAGCGTGCCGTGAATCCGATCTTTACACAGCCTGGACGCGGAACAGTTCTATTTGGCGATAAGACTTTTGTAACAACCGACTCTTCGTTCAATAGAATCAATGTTCGCAGACTGTTCATCACTATCAGAGAATCAATTGGCGCATTTGCCGGTAGCGTTCTATTTGAACAGAATGATGCACAAACTAGAGAGGCTTTCTTGAATGCTGTTGAGCCATATCTAAGAAGCGTCGTTGGTGGAAGAGGCATCACAGAATTCAGAGTTGTCTGCGATGAAACTAATAATCCTCCAGCCGTTACTGAAGCAAATGAATTTGTTGCTGACATTTTTGTTCGTCCAATTTCATCAATTAACTTTATTCAACTTAATTTCGTTTCAGTTAGAGGCGCATCTAACATTGCCGAAGTTTAAGGATAAATAAGGTCAACGAGACATAAAAGGAGAAAAAAATGTCTAATTTAGCAACACTAAGTACCCTAAAAAATTTAATAGGGGTAGGAGCTAGACCTAATTTATTTTCTGTTTCTTTACCTTCACTCAACACAACAATTTTATGTAAAGCAGCATCTCTACCAGGATCATCCATAGGAACCATTGAGGTTCCTATGTCTGGTGGTAGACGTTATAAGCTTGCTGGAGATAGAACATTTGGTGAATGGACCACAACTATGCTTTTGGATCCACAGTATAATGAAAGAGTTGTACTTGAGAGGTTACAGAATTCTTCTGCAAGTATAAATTTTGATTCAGTCGCAGCATCTTCAAGCAAAGGCAGCATTGGGACTGTTATAGTATCTCAACTTGCCGCCGGTGATGTGACAAAAGAAGTAATAAAACAAGTAACGATAGTTGAACGTGTAGGTGGTGGCCTTTTTGGCAGAAGTAGAACCGTAACGCGAGTAGAAGACGTTGTGACCCAAGTGGTTGTATCACAACCGCCCATTATAACGTATAATTTAGCCAATTGTTTCATTAGTGATATTTCTGCAATTGATTTATCTTACGATAGTACGGACGCTATTTCCGAGTACACCGTAACGTGGGTGTATGATTATCACACTAGAACGTTATAAGGAAAGGAATAAAAATGTCGTTCACACTATCAACATTTAAAAATGCGCTGGGACAAGGTTCTAGACCAAATAACTTTAAAATTACTTTTGGTAATCCATTAGGATTAAATCTTCCACGTTTCACCAGCACTATTGCTGATTCCGGTTCATATTCTTTGTTATGCAAATCTGCCGCGATACCCGCATTTACCATTGGTGTTGTAGAAATTCCAGTTCAAGGTGGAAGAAGAATGAAGCTTCCTGGTGACAGAACTTACGGCGACTGGACCGCAACATTTATTGCAGATCAGGATCAAGTATTAAGAAAATATTTTGAGGATTGGATAGCTGGTATATCAACCAATAACTTTGAAAATAGGTCTAAATCAACGATTGCTGACTATAAACAAAACATTCAAGTTCAACAACTTGATGTTTCTGGAAATAATATTGCTAATGGCTTCTACGTTTTAAAAGATTCTTTTCCCACTGATGTTTCTGCAATCGATTTGTCTTATGATACAACAGATACGATTTCTGAATTTTCTGTGACGTTTCAATATAGCTATATTACTTATACACTTGCGACTTCAATTGCGACTTTATAATTGAGTTATTTCGCAACATAAATATAGTTGCGTAATAGTGTTCACTAATAGGGGGCTATTACGCCCCCTATTTTTATGAGAGAGAATAAATGGCAATAAAACTTTTTGGTTATAAGATAGGTAAAGACGATCCGCAAAAAGAAGATAGTGCTAAATCTTTTGTGCCGCCAACAGACACAGACGATGCAGCAATATCTGTCGTTGGTAGTGGCGTCTATGGAACCTATGTTGATTTAGAAGGTCAAGTAAAAACTGACGCCGAATTAATTCGCAGATATCGTGAAATGGCAACACAAGCCGAATGCGATATTGCAATTGATGATATTGTTAATGAATCCATAGTCTATCAAGAAGATGGATATCCTGTTTCAATTGTTTTAGAGAACATGAAACAGCCAGACACCATTAAGAAAAAAATAAAAGAAGAATTCGAGCATGTTATGAAGTTGCTCGATTTTAACAACCAAGCGTATGATGTTTTCAGACGTTGGTATGTTGATGGTAGACTTTATTATCATATGGTAATTGATGAAAAAAATCCAAGACTAGGTATCAAAGAAGTTAGATACATTGATCCAAGAAAAATTCGAAAAGTTAGAGAAATACCAAGAAACAAAGGAACACCATTATCATCTAGTGCATATGTAAAGCCAATTGAATATTTTGTGTATTCAAATGTCGGATTTGCAAGAGATGCAAATCAAGGTTTAAAAATTGCAAAAGATTCTATTTGCTATGTGCATTCTGGATTAACAGATCGTGAAGGTAAAGTAATTATATCTTATCTACATAAAGCAATTCGTCCATTGAATCAATTAAGAATGCTTGAAGATGCAACAGTCATTTATCGCATCTCTCGCGCGCCAGAACGTAGAATTTTTTATATTGATGTTGGTAACTTACCAAAAATTAAAGCGGAGCAATATCTTCGTGAGATTATGCAGAAATATAAAAATAAACTAGTCTATGATGCTCAAACAGGTGAAATCCGTGACGATAGAAGATTTCAAACAATGCTTGAAGATTTTTGGTTGCCAAGAAGAGAAGGCGGCAAAGGCACAGAGATTACTACATTGCCAGCAGGACAAAACCTGGGAGAAATTGAAGACGTTTTATATTTTCAGAAAAAATTGTATAAGGCATTAAACGTTCCAATTTCAAGATTGGAATCAGATGCTGGATTTTCTCTAGGTCGTGCATCCGAAATCAGTCGAGATGAATTGAAGTTTTCTAAATTCATTAGCCGACTTCGCATGAGATTCTCTCACTTATTTGATAAGTTATTAGAAACTCAATTAATATTAAAAGGTATCTGCACTAGAGAAGAATGGAAACAATTAAAAGAAGAAATTAATTATGATTTCGTAACAGATTCTCACTTTACAGAATTAAAAGATGCTGAAATATTAAAAGAGAGACTTACATTACTAACAGAAATAGATAATTATGTTGGAAAATATTTCTCTAAAAACTATGTAAAAACAAAGGTGCTTAGATTTACTGAAGAAGATATTGAAGAGATAGAAAAAGAAATTGAGGAAGAGGCCGCACAACAGGAAGATGAGCCTGCGACACAAACTAACAATGCGCCACCACCTCCTGAAGAACCACCTAAACCTATTCCTGTTGTTATACACAAAGAATAAACACCTTTAAAGTTTTGTTTTTTATAAATAATTGAAAGGAGAATTATTATGTCAGAACATATTGAAAATGCAGTATTAAATGCCTTATCGGCAGATGCAACAGAATTTAAAAACAACATTTTGTTGGCGCTAGATCAAAAGATTAATGATGTTCTATCAGCCAAAAAAATGGAAATAGCTCAGTCCTTCTTTAATCAAGAAGAGGATAATAATAACTCAGAGGATGAGGAAACCGCAAATGAAGAGTTTTAAAAATTTTCTTTTGGTAACGGAAGAAGAAGTTGAACAAGTTGATGAAGCAGAAAGTCATCAAGCTAAAACTACAATGAAGCATATCGCCAAGCCAACAGCAGGGGAGAAAAAGGCTTCAAAAGATATTAAGCCAGGAGTAGCTGGTTATCGTGATAGAATTGCAATGCTTAAATCTGCCGAAGCGCGGGGCGCACTGAAAAAAGAAGAAGTTGAACTCGATGAGGCCGATTTTAGTAAACAAGAAACTAAAATGGCACACACCATCGGTAAAGAGTTCAAAAAGAAAGGTGTTGGTGATGAATCAAAAGGTGGACCTTTTGCAGTAGCATCAGCAATGGTTCGTGACAAGCCAGAGGCTGCTAAAAAAGCATATAAAACAATCATGGCCAAAACAAAGAACGAAGAACATCAGTCGGCCTTAATTGCATTGTATGATTCTTTGAACGAAGAAAATCAAGAATTATTTCTAGAAAAAATTGAAGAAGACTTTGACAAGCTTTTAGAGTTTTCTCTAAACCTATTAGAGGAATAAAATGGCTGATACCGTAACGTCACAAAAGTTGAAAGATCATGCCGCAGCATGGGCATATAAATTTACCAATGAATCAGACGGTACCGGAGAGACCAATGTTCTTAAGGTTGATGTTTCTGGATTAACTGCCGTTGCAAATGGTTCAGCAACAGATCAAAGAATTACCATAAATAAATTGACCTGGTCAATTGCCGGAGCAAATTCTAAGGTTAAACTTATGTGGTCAGGCGATTCGCCAAATACGATTGCATATCTCTCCGGCTCTGGAACTATGGATTTAGTAACCAACTTGACGGCACCAATAACAAATAATATTGCAAATACAAATGGTGACATTTATCTCTCGACATTAGGATTTACTGCTGGTGCAGGATATACAGTTATTGTTGAGGGTAAGAAAACCGCTGGTTATACAAGTAGAGAAACAACCGACGATGGAGTTTCACCATGAAACTAATCACAGAATTAAACGAAGAAATTAAATTTATCACCGAGGCTTCAGAATCTGGAAAGAGAAATCTTTTCATCGAAGGCATTTTTATGCAATCTGAAAGACCTAACAGAAATGGTAGAATGTATTCGTTCGACATTCTAAACAGAGAAGCCACACGGTATATTAATGAGTTTGTTTCAAAAGGCCGAGCATTTGGTGAACTTGGACATCCAGATGGACCAACAATTAATTTAGAAAGAACTGCACTTCTAATTAAAGAATTAAAAGCAGACAAAACAGATTTCTATGGTAAAGCTAAAATTTTAGATACACCTTATGGAAATATTGTCAAGAATTTAATTGAAGAAGGTGCTACTCTAGGCGTTTCCACAAGAGGTATGGGAACACTAGAAGAAAATAAAGAGGGCATAAAAGTTGTGAAAGATGATTTCTATCTTGCAACTGCTGCTGACATTGTTGCGGATCCATCAGCGCCCGATGCCTTTGTAAGAGGTGTTATGGAAAATAAAGAATGGGTTTTTGTTGAAGGTCGCTGGATTGGCAAACACATAGAAGAAACTAAGAGAGTGATTCAAAAAACAAGTTCTAAGAATTTAGAAGAAGTTAAACTTAAAGTTTTTGAAGCATTCTTAAAAAGTTTATAAATAAGATAATGATTCATAATATGAATTAAAATAAAAGGAGAAGCAATATGTTAGTAGACAATAATAAAGAAGAAAGTTTGGAAGAGAAAAAGATCGACGTTAGTGATGTTGACGCTCTTTTCGCAGACGAAAATCTTTCAGAAGAATTTAAAACAAATGCCAAATCTATTTTTGAAGCAGCGGTTCTTGCCAAAGTAGATGAACAGAAAGAAAAGCTTCAAGAAGAATTCGATCTAAAATTAGAAGAACAAACAGAAGAGTTTGCCGCAGGATTAGTTGAAAAATTAGATGAGTATCTTAACTACGTAGTTTCAGAGTGGTTAGAAACAAATCAAGTTTCAATTCAACACAATCTAAAAACTGAGATTGCCGAGGGCTTCATGAATGGATTGAAAAATCTATTCGTTGAGAACTATATCGATCTTCCAGACGAAAAAGTTGATGCCGTTGAGCAACTTACGGTGAAACTTGATGAAATTCAGGCAGAATTGAACAAGGCCATTTCAACAAATGCAGAATTAACTGAAGAATTGAACGTTCACAAAATGAGCGATCTAATCAAGACAGTTTCCGAGGGTTTATCAGAAATTCAAACTGAAAAACTTAAGTCTTTAGCAGAAAACATTGAATTTATTTCTGAAGAAGACTATAAGCAAAAACTTATTCTCACAAAGAAAAAGTATTTTGAACAAACTAAATCCGAAGAAAAAGTTGAAGAGTCTTCAATAGATTCTGATGCCTCTACGACTCTCGATGAATCAGTTTCGCCAGCGATGGCTCATTATGTTCAGAGCATTTCAAGAACACTCAAAAAGTAAAAAATTATAAATAGTAACAGAGTTTTTAAATACTCAAAGGAGAAAAATATGTCAATCGAAGCTTTAGTAAAAAAATGGGCACCAGTTCTTGAACATACTGAGTTGCCATCAATCAAAGACTCACATAGAAAAGCAGTTGTTGCACAACTTCTAGAGAATCAAGAAATTTCTTGCCGCGAAAATTCTTCTGGTGGTTATCGTTCACCAACTTCTCTTCTAACAGAAGATGCTCCAACCAACGCAATGAAGGGTTCTTCATCTGTTGCTGGTGACGGCGCCATTGATATCTATGACCCAGTTCTAATCAGCTTGGTTCGTAGATCAATGCCAAATCTAATTGCATACGATATCTGCGGCGTTCAGCCAATGAGCGGTCCAACAGGACTTATCTTCGCAATGCGTTCACGCTACACCAATCAAGGTGGTGCTGAAGCATTGTTCAACGAAGCCGATACAGATTTCTCTGGTACAGGCACACACGGCGGTCAAACACCAGTTGATGCAGACGTTGCAAACAACTACACAGTTGGTACAGGTCTTTCAACATACGCTGCTGAAGCATTAGGTGACGGTTCAAACACCTTCCCTGAGATGGCATTCAGCATCGAAAAGATTTCCGTCGTTGCAAAGAGCCGCGCTCTCAAAGCAGAATACACGATGGAACTTGCACAAGACCTTAAAGCAGTTCACGGTCTTGACGCAGAGCAAGAACTTGCCAACATTCTTTCAACAGAAATTCTTGCTGAAATCAATCGTGAAGTTGTTCGTCAAATCAATAGAACAGCAACAATCGGTGCACAAGAAAACGTTGCAACAGCAGGCACTTTCGATCTTGACGTTGACGCAAATGGTCGTTGGTCAGTTGAGAAGTTCAAGGGTCTAATGTTCCAATTAGAGCGTGAATCAAATGCAATCGCCAAAGCTACCCGTAGAGGTAAAGGCAACATCATGATTTGCTCATCAGATGTCGCTTCTGCTCTTCAGATGGCTGGTGTTCTTGATTACACACCTGCACTTGCAAACAACCTACAAGTTGATGACACAGGCAACACATTCGCTGGTGTTCTCAATGGTCGCATTCGTGTTTACATCGATCCATACTTTGCAGCTTCTTCTGGCGTTCACTATGCCACAATCGGTTACAAAGGTACTTCAGCATTTGACGCTGGTCTCTTCTACTGCCCATACGTTCCTCTCCAGATGGTTCGTGCGGTTGGTCAAGATACATTCCAGCCAAAGATCGGCTTCAAGACACGTTATGGAATGGTTGCAAACCCATTCGCAACAACTGCTGCTGATGGTACAATCGCTTTTGCTAACAAGAATATCTATTACAGAAAGATCGCTATCACCAATCTAATGTAATTGATTAAGCCGAGGTTACATCGGTAGGGGGTCTGCGGGCCCCCGTTCAAGGGGCCTTCGGGCCCCTTTTTCATTATGCATAAATAGTTCTAAAAGGAGTCAACATGGCGACGCTACCAATAGAACCTACAAACAAAAGCTTTCTATCAAACAACAAATTCGACTTTGTTATTGATAGATTGCCAAACATTCAGTTTTTTATTCAAACAATAAATTTACCCACAATAAGTTTAGGCATTGCAACAACACCAACTCCATTTGTTACAGTTCAAACTCCAGGAACTATTATAACATTTGAAGAAATAACAGTTTCATACATAATTGATGAAGACATGAAATCTTGGTTTGAAATTTAT